GTAAAGAACCGATACCACATTACAGGAAAATAACTGCAAGGGGGTGAGGAAATCAATTCTAAGAAACTCAAAGAGTTAATAAAAAATGCAGGCTACACACAGGTAAGACTTGCAGAAGAACTTGACATATCACCCAACTCTCTTTCATCTAAAATAACGGGTAAGTCCGAATTTACTTTAAGAGAAGCAAAAAAAGTTTGTGAATGTCTTGATATAGCAGACCTGAGCAAAAGGGCAGAGTTGTTTTTGACATAAAAAAACAAGCACCGACGGTCCTTTCATCGGTACTTGTTCCCAATTTTTTTACCTGTGTAAATTGCAGTCAGAAGTGAGTACAAAGGTTTCTCTCGCTTTTTTAACTGGTGAGGAACCAGTAAACTTCGTCTCAACATCTGACATCAGCAAAAGGACTACCGATTTCTTGATTTACTGCGTCACTTAAGCGGTTTGGCTCCGCTGTGATAGCCTTAGCATTCGCATTTAACAGGAACCGGCAAAGTCAAAAGTTTGGTCAAAATAACCAACTCCTTCCTTTTGCCCAAAAATAGGCTAATTTCATTATACAAATATTTTTGTATAATGTCAAATTATTTTAAACCGATACCACATTACATAAAACAAAAGTAGG